GCGAATCCCGGCTTCAATGCCTGTGACGAGACCACCCGCGCTGGCGGGGGCCGTGCAGGTCACGTTCGCGCAGCCTTGTTGGATGAGTTGTCCGAGTACTCGGAGATCCCGGAGGGACTCACTCTGAGTGCTTGGCCTCTCGTCTCCATGACGGAACGCAAGCCCGGTCTCGTGGTAGAGAACAGGGTGCTACCCGTCGCGACGAACAAGCTGGCGCGACGCCTTGCCTTAAGGACCATTTTGGCGAAGGGCGGGCAATGTGAAGCTACAGTGGCTGGAATCTTGGAGCCACTGAAATGCCGTTTAATCACCAAAGGCAGTGGGTTGCCGTACTGGGCTGCACAGCCCATGCAGCGGGCGATGTGGGAGCGGATGCAACACTTTGACGCGTTTGCTCTCACCGGGCGTCCGATGGACGCTGCCGACCTCTATGACATCGAGACGAAGTGTCGCAAGCTAGGCTTGGACGATTTCGTGCTCAACGTCTCAGGGGATTACGCCGCTGCGACCGATGGTCTGAGCCAGCAGATTAACTCGTGTTGCCTCGAGGAGGCGATGGCGGGTGCTGGGCTCATTGAGGAAGAACGGGACGTATGTCGAGCCGTTCTCGGCAACCATAAGATCCACTATATCAGGGAGGGACAAGGCGGCAAGAGTGCTGCCCTTATCGACGGCGAGCACGGCGCTGGTCTGGCTGATGGACTCAAACGACATGAGTATTCCATCCAGCAGAGCAACGGCCAGCTCATGGGTTCCGTGCTGTCCTTCCCGGTCCTGTGTGCGATCAATCTGGCCTGTTTCAAGCTCGCGCTTGATGAGTATCTTGGCCGAGAGATCGCGGTGGAGGACCTCCCCGTGAAGATCAATGGGGATGATATCGCCTTTCGAGCGAACGAGGATTTCTATCGCGTCTGGCTCAAATGGATCCGCATAGGCGGCTTCACTCCGAGTCAGGGCAAGAATTACATTTCTCGCTCGTTCTGGACGATTAACTCCGAAGGCTACCATGTGCAGCAGAGGAACGGAAAGTTGGCCCTCACGAAGATGGGCTTCCTGAATACCGGCTTGCTGTACTGTGGTCGCACGGAGTACGAAGTGGACTGGCGCGAGAGTGGCGCCAAGGTTGGGCTCCGCACGGAGAACCGCGAGATGCCCTTCACTGCCAAGGTGAACCGAGTGATCACCGAGTCGAATAATCCTCGTCGGACGCTGTTACGCGTCCACGAGTTGTATCGGGCCGACATTGCTTACCACACCCACCGGGGTGAGATCAACATGCATGCGGCGCCGGAGCTCGGTGGTCTCGGTATAGTCCTACCAGATGGATGCACGACGAGATTCACTGCCTGGCAACAACGAGTGGCCGGGTACCTCCGTAGCAGATGGAAGTCTCGAGACTTCGGGACGAAGCTGACGGAGGAGGGGCAGGAACCTGTTTGGGACCTGAACCAACCGATGGGCGTCGAAGGCCGAGTGACGTACCAGCTCAAGAAGAGCGTGGACGCATCGCCTGTGTTGGACGTCCGGCCTGGAAAGGTCGTTAGTCGTGCGAAGCTAGAGCCATTACGAGAGAACGAGGAGAGGTGGGGGCTCGAGTCCAACTGCTTGATGAACTATCAGGTGGATTCGGATCGAGCTCGTGGCGAGTGGAAGATACGCCAACTCTCCAAAGACGATCTTGAGCGTGCACGGAGCTATACGGGCAGTAAGGTTACAGCCCCCTTGTATTGGAATGAAGAGCTCCGCGTGCAGTACCCCGCTCGGGAGGCCACACCAGTCGGTGATGATCGCGACGGTGAAGATGGCCCTATCCCTGAGGAGGATTGCCTTGATGTCCCGCTCCGGCGAACTGACAGCGATTTCATCGCAGTCTACAAACTGCCGGGGGGGAGGATCGTCGAATTCTCTCGTTACTCCAAACTCGACACCAGACTTGTGGAGCGTCCTGAGGACGTGGTCTAGGCGATTCGGAGGTGTGCCGGACAAGGCTTGGAATTTCCACCCCTCTCGTCGAAGTCACTGACATAAGACCCATTGCATGGCGTAGGGCCGTCGATAGTGACCTCTCTGACGAGACACGGGGGTAGTCCGAGCTGAGTTTAGTGCACCCGAAAAGCTACACAAGCTGGGCCTGTGGCTATATCGGTGGTGTCGTTCAGTCGCCACAAAGGTCCCTTGATCGGGAGTGACAACTGGAGTACGTTAACTCGTGCTCTGGCCCCAGGATCGCATTCGTGCGCCCTGGACCTTGTCCAAAA